AGTTACAGAGCCAAAAAAAATTAACACTGTATGCTCAAGAAGACGTCACTGTGTACAGTCGTGCCACCATAGGTGTACGAGCCGACGGTGTGCTGACTATCAACAGCAACGGCGGCAGCTGGGGCGCTGGTGGCAGTTTGGCTCTGCAAGCTGGCGGCATTGATCTCAACGGTCCTGCTGCTGGCAAAGTCACTGTGCCAAACCCTATAACAAAAACTTTGATGGATGACACAAAATTCAACACCAGCACTGGCTGGCAAGTTGAAACTGAAGCATTAGAAAGCATTGTAAGTCGCGCACCTACCCATGAACCCTATCCCTATCACAACAAAGGCGTGGATGTAGAAATAGAATTTGAAGAAGGCAAACCAACTCCTCCTCCAGGTGCAGAGCCTGTGCCTGCTGGCGTAGAGATTGTGGCAAAGTAACATGGGCAACTTTACATTTTCGTTACCAGGTATTGGTGCCAGTACAAGCACTGCAATCAATGCCAACCTTTATGCAAACACCAAAGATTCTGACTTAACGTACACTGGATCTGACAGTATTGTGTGGGATCGAATCAACGCTGAACGTTTGCGTCGCGGTTTACCTGGCCTAGCATCTTTGGGATATCCTCGACCACCAGAAGAAACTCCTACACCTGCAGCACCTACCACAGCAGGAGGCGGTGCGTCTACATTTGAAATCAAAGGCCCACCAGGCATGACCTTTGAACAAGCCAAAGCTATTTTTGACAAACAGGTAAAAACTGGTGCGTTGGTTGGCTTCAAACCTGGAGATACATTGAGTGCTGCCACTCAAGCCGCCGACGGTCTTGCCTCTGCCCAAGCTCAATTGTCGCAAGGTTTAACTGGTGTTCCTGGTTTGGCTGGAGTGTCAGGATTGAACGCAGGAACTTTTGCTTCTGCATTGTCTGCTGGCGGTGTTGATTTAAGAACAGGACGCATAGCATCAGTAGATGCTGCTTTTGCCAGTGGCGGCTTGACTGCTGCTGCTGGAGCGTTGGGCACGTCAATAAACAGTGCAGCATTTACTCTTGGTGGCGCAGGTGGAGCATTGAATGGATCTCTGTCAGGCATATCAGCAGGCCTTTCAGGGGCTGTTGGTCCTGCTGTATCGTCAATTACTGGTGCCATAACTGGTGCTGCCGGGCAAATTGGATCAGTGGCCACACAAGCAATCAGCACAATCAACAAGGCCATCACTGGCACAGCTGTATCCTCACCCATTGATGTGGCAGACTTTGCCAAGCAAACTCCTGCCCTGACATCAATTGCAGGAATGTCACAACCAGAAGTTACTGCGGTCTTGGCACAGGCCAAAAATCTTGTTGGGCAAGGACCAGAAGTTCTAAGCAATACCAAGGGAGTTGGTGAGTTTGGTCTCAATGTCGGTCAGCTGGAAAAAGCCGGAGTGCTCAAACCAGGCATAGCTGCACTGGCAGCAAAAGCCGGTGCCACCATCAGTACTGTGTTAAAAAGTCCAGCATCCTACACTGGCAAGGACGGAATCAAAGACGTTTCAAGCCTGTTGTCAAGTGTGCCCAAGCAAACAGAAATACAACAAACTCTGATGGCTCAAGGACTAAATGATCTCAAAGCAGTGGGCATCCCTGTAGACAAATTGAGTGCTCAAGGTGTGGCTGGAGTGGCATTGAGTGCAGCCAAAGATGTGACCAACACAGAAAACTTGTTGAAAAATTTGCCAGTGCCACCTGAAGCCAAAGCAGCGTTTGATACCGCAGTACGAGACGGTGCATTTGCTGTGAACTTGGCTGAAACCAAGATACCAGATGTGTACAAAGCAGTAGATATTCCAGTGCCAGCAGCAGACACTGTAAACCGAGCAACAGTCAATGCTGCAACCACACGAGTGATTGGCAACGACAAGATTCCAGAGCCCAACTATGGACCCAGCACAAAAGACAGTTTGAGTGACGATGCATTCATTGACAAATTTGCTGTTCTTTATGCCGATGTACTCAACAACTACATCAATCCAACAGGACGCACATATCAGACAGTGGAAAACACAATAGAGGGACTGAAAAATCAGCAAACTATTACTCAGTCGCAATGGGAAAATGTAAACAGTCAATTTCAAACTGCATTCAACAAATACAATGCTCAAGCTCCTGCTAAGATTGCAGCGTTGAATTCGTTTGTTGAATCAGGCACGGCTAGACAACAAAGTATTCTCAGCAACGAAGTGTCTGGTCTCAGAAAACTACAAAACTTGATTCAGTACCTGCTCAAAACCAGCGCTGAAATCAAAGAACAGTTGCGTTTGCTGGCCAGCAAAATTCAAGCATAACATCCCAATAAATACAGCATGGCAATCAATCAAACATTTATTGGATTCAACACCATTGACCAAGTCAAAAAATTTACACTGACTGACTTTGCCTTGATCAAACGAGATCTGTTGAATGCTTTCAATATTCGCCAAGGCGAGCTGCCAGGCCGACCTGAGTATGGCACTCTGATCTGGAACTTCTTGTTTGAAAATCAAGTTGAAGAACTGCAAAACAGTTTGGTAAACGAAATACAACGTGTAGCAGGAGGAGATCCTAGACTAGTCATTTCTGACATTCAGGTATTTCCACAAGAAAACGGTATCCTGTTGCAGATTGAAATCACAGTTACTCCTAGCACAGATGCTGAACGACTTGCTATATTCTTTGACATAACTTCGCGCAGAGCCAGCTACATTTAACTATAAGTACGCCGTTTTTTGTAGCCATAAATAAAACAAAGGCACACAAGGTTTCAAAGAATGGCAACAACCACACGACAAACAGCTATATTTGGTGTTGAGGACTGGAAACAGATCTATCAAACATATCGCGAAGCTGACTTCCAGAGCTACGATTTTGAGACTCTGCGCAAGAGTTTTGTTGATTACTTGCGTTTGTATTATCCAGAAACATTCAATGACTACATTGAAAGTTCAGAATTTATTGCTTTGCTGGACGTGGTTGCGTTCATGGGCCAAGCACTTGCTTTCCGCACTGACCTTAACACTCGTGAAAACTATCTAGACACTGCTGAACGTCGTGACAGTGTCACACGCCTGGCTGATCTTGTGAGTTACACTGCCAAACGCAATTCCGCAGCAGAAGGCCTACTCAAAGTGTTCAGTGTGGTCACAACAGAAAACGTTGTAGACTACAACGGCATCAATCTTTCCAATGTCACAGTTGACTGGGCTGATCCTACCAATCCTGCATGGCAAGAGCAGTTTACTGCCATTATCAATGCCAGCTTGGTTGATACACAACGCATTGGTCGGCCAGGCAATAGACAAACTTTACTAGGTGTTCGCACTGACGAGTACGCTATCAATCTAGTACCAGGATTTTTGCCAGTGATTCCTTATTCAGCCACTGTGGATGGTATCAACATGCCGTTTGAAGCAATCACATCTACTTCTGTTGGACGTGACTATCTGTATGAACCAAGCCCACAGCCAAATCAATCTTTCAATGTGTTGTTCCGTAATGACCAACTGGGTTTCAACAGCAACAATACTGGTTACTTTTTTGCATTCAAACAAGGTGTATTACAAAACCAAGATTTCAACTTGGCCGAACGCATTGCCAACCGAACTGTAAACATCAACATTGAGGGCATCAACAACAACGATCGTTGGTTGTTTCAATTGGATAATGTGGGCAATATCAGCCGCGAATGGGAATATGTAGAAAACGTGTATTCAGCCGCAGCTGAACAGCTGGGCACAGATCTGCGTCCCATCTATTCAGTGACCAGTCGCGTGAACGATCAGATCACCATGGTGTTTGGTGATGGAGTGTTTTCTGAAATTCCAGTGGGCACATTCCGTGCTTATGTTCGTGCATCAAACGGATTGCAGTATATTATCAACCCTGAAGAAATGCAGGCAGTTACTTTGCCAATCAGCTATATTAGTCGTTCAGGCAACTTGGAAACAATCACATTCACTTGTGGTATCACACAGCCTGTGAGCAACAGTCAGGCTCGTGAACCCATTGCTGAAATCAAGCAACGTGCACCAGCCAGATACTACACCCAGAACCGCATGGTCAACGGTGAAGACTACAACCTGTTCCCGTACACGCAGTACAACAGTATTTTGAAATCCAAGGCTGTGAACCGCAGCAGCATTGGCACCAGTCGTTATCTTGACTTGGTAGACAACACTGGCAAGTACAGCAGCACCAACACTTTTGGCAGCGATGGCGGACTTTGGGAACAAAACATTCTGCCTACAATTTTGTTCTCTTACGATACTAGAAACGAAATAGCCGACGTGATCACCAATCAGGTGCAACCACAGCTGTCTGAAGCCACCATGCGTCAATTCTACTATGCCAATTTCCCACGAAAGAGTGTCAACACTGGCGCAACATTAGGCAGCACTTGGAATCAGTCAACCACGTTGGCCAACGAAACTACGGGTTATTTTAAAAATGCAGCAGGCACACCCATACCTGTAGGAACCGCAGCAGGCACTTTGAATCCATTTTACTATGCTATTGTAGGCAGTTTGATCAAATTTGTTTCTCCAACTGGTTACTATTTTGATCGCAACAATCGTTTGGTTCAAGGATCTCCTACTCGAGCCGACGAGCGCACTGAGATATGGGCCAGTCCCCTGGATGTGTTAGGGGATGGCATGAGCAACGGAGTTGGTAACTTGGCATCAGGTGCAGGTCCAATCACCATCAACAACTTTGTGCCCACAGGAGCAATAGTAGACACTATCATTCCGTTGTTTG